GTCGTGCCACTTTGGTAGACCACAATTTAGGCACCCCGGGACTAGCCAATCCCCCATCTAGTGTTGCCATGCTAGCCTCCAATAGTTCTGCTCGCTCCATCGCTTTGTTGCTTTGCCTTCTTGCTCGTTGCCTTCAAGGTGTTCGTGGCATGTACGGCACAACGCCAACCAGTTCCATCGCTTCATTCTTTGCGTTGGATCAGCATTGATTGCGATGATGTGATGCATGTCCTGTGATGGCTGAGCTTCAAGGATGCCGTATAGCATCACGCACCGCTCACACAGTGGATGCTCCTTGCGGTATCGTTCGCTTGCACATCGATGATCCCATCCATGTCCCTCTGATGTAGACGATCGACGCTGTTGAGATGGCTTGCTACATCTGTCGCATCGATCTTTTACTATGGAACCGCATCTGCATAGCTTCATGCTATGCACTCGCTGCGTTCTGCACGGTCAGTACACCCTTGATGACGACTCGATTGGTGCCACCTGTGATGTCTCGAAGTGACCATAGGTACTGGCCGAGCGTTGCCGTCACAGCAGTGGTGATCGTTACCGTAAAGCTTGTAGATGTCCTGGTGATTGATCCGTTGGCGATTGTCAAGATGTCAGTTCCGTCAGGACGCGAGACGACAAACTGCAAGGTAGCCGAAGTAGTATTCTCGTCGAGGTTGACGGTTGCTGTGGTTGATTCGTTGTACTGCATCGTGATCGTCGATTCATTGACGCGATCCTCCAATACACTGATGCCGGAAGATGTGATCAGATCCGTTTTGTCCTTGATGGCATCCATCACTCCAACTGTTGGAAGTGATACGGTTCCGCTTGAATCGAATCCCAGTATCGACCTGATTGCCGTTCGCTCGTTTGCTGTCCAGTCCGTGCCGCCACCACCGCCTCCAGCCGCCATCGAAAGAGCAATCGTATCGTAACGGAATTGACCTGCACCGTCACTTTCAATCATCGAATCCAACCGAGTAAGCACCTGCAAGTCTTGAACCGTTTCCGCAATCTTATCAGCTGCGTCTTGTGCCAGTGCATCTGCGTCAATCGCTCCTAAGGCAACTTTTTCCGCAGTGGTGATGCCGGGGACGATGGTGATTTCATCACCAGAGCTAGGATTAATATTCCACGGTTTATGCACGGTCAATCGTATAAATCCAAGCACATTGGCAACGCCGGTAATTATTCTAACTTGTCCCTTCCTTTCGCCATCGTCGTCGAAAGTCAAAATTACCAAGGCACCAACAAGATCTAGCGATGGTTGTTGAGTAGAGAATGTGACCGTAACAGTTGTCGATGTCGACGTCTCAACGTATCCCTGTGCAAGCATTAACCCTAACTTCACAAGAGCTGCCGGTGATATATAATCAGCATTTCCAACAACACCGATGTATGTGCTGCTAAAAACATTATTCGCGCTCACATTCTCCACATTTGCCCAATCAATCCCCGCTGCACCTGTTGCAGTGACGTCAAGCGTTCTGCCCGAAACAGTTGGTGCGAGTCGCGATGAAACAGCAGCATCGAGGTTGCTCGCCGTAAGTCCCGTCACCGCCGACACCGTTGGGATCACCGCTCCGGTATGCGTCACGCCTGACAGTACAACGCCGGTGGCTGCGGTGATGTTCGTCGGGCTTGCCACCGTGGTTGGGAACGTCGCTGCGAGGAATCCGGTAGGCTGCGTGTAGGTAGCCATTCTTGATGTGATCGCTGCATCGATGCGTGAGATACCAAAAGCGGTTGCATCGGTTGGGTCTGCTGCCGTAAATACAACCGTCTTCTCGACTGGGATCGCGTTTGTCGCAGTAAACAAGTACGAACCGTTGTTGGCATTTGTGTCTGCTTGGCTCAGGTTGAAGCGGTACTGGCCGTTGCCTAGCTCGGTGGTTGTTCCGGTCGCTGATGCCTGTGCGGCACCGTCTAACGCACGGTATGCCGTGACGGTCGCACCCGTCAACGCATCTCCGCTTGTGGAGTTAATCAGACCGAAGTAAATGTACTGTGTAGCGGTGTTTTTTCTATACATGTGCTAGTAGACTCCGCTTCCAATGTGTTGCTGTCGTCGAGCCCACGCGGCCTTGAATGCTGCTGCGGTTGTTTTGCGTCGATGCTTGATTCGTTCTGGCATCAATCCAACGCCACGCCCGCCAATGTAGAGTAGTTGGATTTCGGATGCTGTGAGGGCACGGTTGTAGATGCGAACGTCATCTTGTTGCGATATGCTGTAATTACTTAGCGACCCAGCACGATTTAACGCACCGATTGAAATCTGGTTAAATGTTGTTGCTCCAGATGTTCTTGATAATGTAGACGTTTGTAAGCCATTAGAATAAAGCGTCAATGATGATGGAGTTGAAACAGCAATGATGTTTTTCCAACTTGCTGATTGCCAAGTTCCGCCACTTGTGCTTGTATCGCCTGAAGCATTGTTTCGTTGCCCTAAATTTATAGCTGAACCTGATGCTTGAAAAATCAAAAATTGCGTTCCGCTTGTGCTTGAACAAAGTGCTGCATAAACACCCGTGGTTCCGGCGGAGTTTTTATACCAGAGAGATAGCGTGCAAACATCTGTCGACAATTCTATCGTTGGTATTTTTGCGTTTACATAATCATCCACCCCGTCGAAATCGAGAGCCAAACCGTTTCCGCTAGCCACCCAGTCCGTGCCTGGGTCCATGTTGGTGAGCGTTCCATGGTTGTTGTAGCCACTCAGATCTGGCAGCACTAAGCCTCTGCCCGAAACCGATGGACACCACGCACCGACTAGCCCTTGCTTCAGACTTGAGAACGTATAACGCTTCATTAGGTTATGCTTTCGTACAAGCCCTTAACCGTGAATTGATTGCCAGAAGCCGCAAAACATGCGTTGGTACTAGTCGCGCAAGCGGCTGTCGCAAAAATTGCAAATTTCGCAGGAAGGAATCCGCCGAACGCTCCTGCAACAGACACCGGAGGCATGTTGTGGACATCGGCGTTCGTCGTGTCGGTTTGAGTTGTCCACAGGTATCGCAACATCTCCGTTTTTTGCTCGTCATCGTGAATCGTTGCGGCACCTTCGGTTCCCTCTGTGCCTGACGAAAAGAGATCAGGCCAATTGGAGTCGTCGAGCATCGCGTATGCCCATACCTGAATTTGCCCGGCCTGTCGGTTCGCACTCGACGTTACAAATTTTGCGGTGACTATTTTATCGAGGTGCTTATCGCTGGTATTATCAATCGTCCCAGACGTCCATCCTGCAAGCAAACCGGCAGACGCTGCAAGGGAATGCAGATTCGTTACGGTCAAATTGGAAGACGCTGCGTATTCTTGGTAGATGGTAGCCATTAGGCGATTCCTAAATTAATGCGTTCTCGTTGCTTGGCAATCGCGTTGCCATCCAAAGTTCCAAGCCCGACCTGATCAACCCATCGCACATCATGATCGGCGAGCTGGTCGAGCGATGTCGCTTGTGCCTGGGTGAGGATGCCACTTGCGATCAAGCCAGCGACCATTGCATGAGTCGAGGCGAGATCCATATCGAGCGACTGGATCTTTCCAGCTTGGTCATCGATCCATGCGAGGACGCTGATGCACAGTCCACGCACTTGGACTGGGATCGTCGTATCGTATGAAGCGATCTTGATCGCGGCATAGTAGCCGTTTTCAATCGCATGCTGTTTAACGAGCCACGTTGGGACTAGCTCACGCTTGCTGACCATCTTGGCGTTAATCATGTCAGCGGCTGACTGATCGCTTAGCCCTGCATATTCTGGCTTTTGTAGCTCGATCGCGAGTGCGTCCATTTAGTCCATTTCTCCGAGTCGCAGTTTGATGCTCGCCAATTCACGCCAGAGTTGCTCGCGATCTGACTCGCAGGCTTCGGAACGTTTTTTCAAGTCGTCATAGCCACGTTGGAAGATCGCGAATAGAAAGGCAACGCAACCAGCAAGCGAGGTGATGACTGCACCGCCGAAGATGACTAACAAGCTTTCTTGACTCATCGCACACCTTCTTTCGCCTTGCGGAACTTTTCTGTTGTCATAAAGCCAAGCACCTCGAACTGCTGACCGTCGCCATCGTGAATCTCGTACCACGGAGTCAGCTTGCTTGTGTTCTCGTCGGTCACTCGATCTATCGACCAACCAACCGCTTCCCAGCGGGGACGTTCTACCGCCCACCATGAGTCGCATGGAGGGCAATTGTCTCGGCTGTACATGGTGATGGTTGGCTTGTGAATGGGTTGAAAAGTAACGCTCTCCATTTCGGTAATCAACTCGGTAGTCGGTGGAGCGTTGTGCGTTTGTGATTTGTTTGGCTTGTTCGTGGCACTGGGCAGCAGCACGCAAGCGGCGAAGATGATGGCAGCGACTAGCACGATTTGGCTCTCTTTCATCCTAGGAGTGATTCCTTGATAAAATCCACCGGCAGCGGACGTGGAGACGGCGTCTTCATGTCCGACCTGCCGTAGAACGATGACCACTGATGCCGAATCATGGATTCAATTGCTCGCGGCTCAACGTAGGCAAAACCGCCCACGCCCCAGCGTGCTCCCCAACTGTTCTTGAGCAGTCCCCACCATCCCGCGTTGCTCTTTTGCTTGATGTCGTCTTCGTGGACGTAGCCAGCAAAGACGACTGAGTGACCGCCACCGCTGCGGCCAGTGAACGAGCGAATGCACCCGCTGGAGTCTGGAGTCATCTCGTTACCCCACATGATGCCAATCTGCACAATGCCGATACCGGAGCCAATGAACTGCTTGAGATGATCCGCCGACGTGATTTCCGTGTGCGATTCCAGGCGGTAGAATTGTGCCTCGTCTCGCATCAATTGCGTGATGTAGTTCCAGCCTGGATAACCTTGCGGATACGGTGCCAACGCCTCGGTGCAGATGCCTTCGAGTGCAGCCTTGGTTCCGCCTTCCAGCGTGCTTCCGCTATCGCCCCGGATGTTGCTCATCTGCTGGCTGCGGATGTAAGCGTACATCCGGGAGAATTGCTTGATCAGTCCGTTGGTCGCGACTGGGTAACAATACTCCAAGCACTCAGTGAGTGCGTTCCCTTGGCAACTTCCAGTCGACCCTTGGTTCTCGATCTTCAACCAATCCTGCGACCACAGTGCCGACTTGCGAGGATCAACTCGGTCTGGCAGATCGCCTTGGAACAGCAGCTCGGCTGGCGTCGAGGTAGAACGCAGACGATCGCGATCTTCGAACTCGATGGCATAACCACCAACGTGATAGGCGACAGGATCTACCATGACTTGGCGATCCTCCGCAGCAATTCCGCGACGTCAGCTTCCTTGCCGACGAAGGATTCCGGCAGTTCTTTTTCGCACATGGCGTCGAATGGCACCTGTGCTTCTTTCCGTGCGGCTTCGATCTTTGGCCTAACAAAATCTAGGAGCTGGCGATCAGTCTGAAGCCGTTTATTTTGGACTTCGTTTGCCGCTTCGCTGAAGGTCGCTCCGTAGCTCTTTCGCATCTCAGCAAAGACCTGAGACGTTGTTTTTTCCACACTCGCTGGCGTCGGCGAATCGTCTGGTTTCTTCATCCAGAGCATGTAACCGAGTCCGGCCACAATGAGCCAAGGTAGGTACTTGTTGAGATTCCCCGACGTTTTCTCAGTCATCGCGATCGTCTCCCCAATCGACTGGTTCAAGTGCCGATGCAACGACCGATGGTTCCTCGACGTTGTTTTCCTTCCACCACTTCCAGAGCTGCATGGCGATCTGGAGCAGCAGCAGGATCGTTGCTGGATCAAGGCCACGGACTCGGCAATCCGCATCAAAGATGAGTTTTGCTTCGTCGCCATTGCCGTGAGACGCGATCCATGCATCTCTGGCAATGTGACGAGCGAGAAGACGCTGTCGGATGTTAAGCACTTGGCACATCCTTTGGCGATGTACCACGAAGAGAATCTCCGACGATCCAAGCACCAATGATCATGATCAGATTGGTCAATTGGTCTTCTGGGATCGGCAGCTTGTCCTTAAGCACAACCGCTGCAACGCCTGCAACTGCGGCCCAGAATCGCTTGGATTTGACGAGGTCAGATAGCACGGATCACCCCCTCTCTTTGGCTGGAGTTCGGTCATTCACCTTTGGTGATGCTACCGAGCTAGCCAGCAGGTTCAGAGATGCGGATTTGTGCTGCTTCCGACAAACAGACCAAAACTATCCAATTCGACTCGATTTGACGTTCACTATTTTCGATGCCTCAAGCCATGTCTCGATCTGGATTCGTGTCCAGTACGATCGTCGAGCATGAATCAGAAACGGTGCTGGTAGAGATTCATTTCGAGTCCACGCGTGAATGGTTCTTGTGCTTACACCCAATTCCGCTGCAAGTTCCTTTGCACCTAGCAGCTTTGCTTGCCTGTTTGATTGCTCGTTGTTCACGCTCGGACTCCTGTTCTCGTTCCTGTTCCTGCCTCGCCAGTCGTGCAGCGAGAATGATCAGCTGCATCTCGTTTGATTCTTCAATCGTGCCTGGCCGTCGCTCATCGTTCGGATGATGCAACTCCTCGCCCGCCTCAAGCCTCGCAGTCATCACCTCGATTTTCTCGGCGGTCCCGGGCTTGGCCGCGGTCGCCATCTTCGGAGGCAACCCGATCCAGTCCTCATCGTGAGACTTGTTTTTGATTTCCTCAAACACGTTCTTGTGCCGGAATTGTTTCATCGTTCACCTCCGTGATTGTGATCTCCAAGTGCGGTTGCTCATCGCCAGCCGCAATCATTTTCAACACCTCCAGCAAGACGACTTGCGAATCATCTCGCCAGACCAATTCGTTCATAGCATCGAGCACAAGCTTGGCGACGTTGTCACCGTCAGGCTTGCTCGGCTTCCACTCACGCGGCATCGCTCGTTTCTTCCAGACTCGGCTTGCTGGCCGAGGAAACACCGCAACGACTCGCAGGCTAACCGGACCAGTCAGCACCGGACCAACGAACACCTGAGCCACTGCCAGCTTGATCGTTGCCTTAGTTGCGTTTGCTGGCGAATTGGTCGGCGTGTAGTTCCGAGCGATCGCTCGACCGCCGAGCTGCATCACTCGCGTCCGTTGCCGCGGCTGAGCCACTGGAACCACTGGCACATAGACTTGTATCATTCCGTCACCTCCACGCCAAACGGCGAACCGTCGTCAAAAAGCTTTTTCTCGAACGACTCTTCCCAGTTCAAACCGCAATGCAAGTTGTCGTCATAGGTTACAGAAAGAAAACATGCACTGTCGTCTTTTTTACTTTTCCACCATCGATCCCGATGAGGCTTGAACTCTTCAGCACTTGCAAATTGTCGATATTGCTTCGGCTTCTCGATCTTGCGCACGATTACTCCAAGATCCCATGCGTCTGGCTCCATAACAATTACCGGATGATTGACGCAATCAAGTGCGTATTCTCCGATCTGTGGCCTGTCAACAATCCGCACCAACTCCCACCCCTCAGGAACACCTGGAACGCCTCTGAAACCTTCGTTACTCATTTCCTATTTCCTTTCTAATTTTCAACATTGCGTCAGCTTGTTGATACGACCACACAGCAATCTCTGTTTCTCCGTGATCCAGATGCACTTGCTCAATCGATAGCATTGCTGCCATCGCCTTTGCCGCAAAGTAATCACGGAGACTCATGCCGGGATAAAACCGATGGCCGCAAACTAAATCAGTCTCAACAAATGGAAACGCGGGTCCACCATGATCTTGCTCGCTCATTTCTTTCCTCCAAACATTATGTAGCTAACTAACAACCCACCAGCCACCGCAAATGGAACCCACCACGGTATGGCGGATTCCACTAGGTAGCGAAGCTCAAACACGCTCATTGGCTTTCCTTTGCAACTCGGAATATGGTGACTTCAACATATCACCGTGATATGTTGATGTCCGCATACTATTTGTTATCCAGAATAGCCAACATCGTCAGCTATCCGCTTTAATGTCTCGTAATCGGTGCAGCGCTTGACCGCTTCCCCTATCTGCCATCGCTGCTCGACAAATGCCATGCGGTTAATGTCGTCCTCCGAAAACGCATAACCGCGACCGCCTTTCTTTGGGACTTTTCGGTTGTAGTAATTCGTGATCCAACTCCGCGAGGTTTCACCGACAATTTCGACCTTAACCCAATGCTCTCGCCAGATCGGTCCGCCAACTGATCGACCTTTTTCGTCGGTCTTGTATCTCCTGCGGTTCTCATCGAAAATCCAGCAATCTGGATAACAAACCGATGAATCGAAGCCCTCATCAATAGTTTCTGGTTTGGTCATTGTCTTTCCTTTCGGGCTCGATTATCGGTAGCGTTCTACTGACCTAAAAGACGCTTCACCATCTTGCGGCATCGTCGCAACTCTTGGCACTTCGCGTCTAATCCACCGATGATTCCACTGCTAATTGACGCTTGGTATTTTGCTGCTTCCGCGTCCAGCCAATTGACAAGACCATTGGCCCGTCGATTGTTCCATGCGACGATAACTCGCTGCTTGGTTGTCGCTTCGTGTCGCACTCCGCAACACTCGCAGTAGACTCGCCACACGTCCAATTCGTCCGCGTCTACTAGCTTTGCCCTGTCACCACAAAATGGGCAAGGCAGTAGAATAATTGGATGCATCGACGCGGCATCCACGCTTTCTTTTTTGGTCATAGTCTTTCCTTTGCCGCTCGATGATCCATGTCGTTATCCTTGCTACTGCTTTCGCGGTGTCGGAGGCGATGTTGGTTGCAACTTCTCAAACTCGGAAGATTTGGCGTAGCAAAACTCCCCGTCCGAAAACTGCACGAAATAATAAACTTCGTTCGTCAAAATCTTCACGGGCTGACCAAGAAGTCCTATCCTGTCCGCAAATGAATGCCCTAGCAAAATCCTGACGTATTGCCTTTTGTTTTCCGGTGGCGGAACTGGCTGTCTTGTTGGCATTATGGATAACAATCCCATGCACCCAAGCGGCTTTGGGTGCCGAAATAATTGAATCACCCCGCCGCTGGGTGATGGGGGACGTTATGCGGATTACTCGTCGTCCTCTTCTTCGAACTGTTCGTTGTAATCGCGTAGCTCCTGTGCGATTTGTCGCGATTCTTCCGACAGCTTCCGAATTCGAGCCTGCCAAGTGTGGTTCACCGATGATGCTTCTTCTCGCAAGATGTTTGCCACGATCCACATGGCTTGCTCCTGCATGATTATCAACTTGTCTCTGTTCGTAAATTGTGCCATTATCAAACCTCCAAACCGCATAACAATTGATTGCAGAAAAGTTGCGGTCAAACCGTTTCTGCAATGTTGCGGCTACTTGCCGCAACTTTCTGAATCAAAGCGTTACTCAACCACATCGCACGAAAATAGATTCGGTGGCTGTCCACCCCAAAATTCTTGCGTGTCCAAACGCTCCATGTCGTCTCGCGTTGAACGCACTCGACAGCACGGAGCTGAGATCACCACCACACCCTTCGATGTGAAGTGACGCACTCGTATCAAGCCACCTGAACACCACGGCCAGTCTTCGTCTGCACGCAGCAACTTCCAACCGTAGTTGTGCAACTTGCCATCGGACGCCTCGATCCGCCACAGTATCGCTTGCGTCAAAACCAATCCTCCCTTCTGGTCGAAAACGTGATTGATCTCGATGCAATCAACTTGGTACTCTTGGAGCGTTGGCATCAACGGTGATCCTACAATTGCAAAAAGGACGGCGAGCATCATGCTTTTCCTGTAACAAAAAGGAACGTGTTTTTGTTTCAATCCCGATCAGGAACATCAACCATCAATCATTTGCTCAAACTGTCTTTCACACCGAGCGGGATTCACAGCGTGAAACGCACTCGGCCAGATGCGAACGCCGCATCCAGGATCTGATTCCACTCCCGGATCGCATCGAGTTCCGTCATCTCAGCCAGCTCCACCGACTCTCGAAGCTTCAACCACCGCGGCCACAGCTCATGACTACGCACTGCATCCATCACTCGCGGAGTCTCCAGCCTCGCCACAGCAGCCTCCTTGTTCGCTGCCGTCGCTTGCTTCGATGCGTCCGAGGCTCGCAGATGCATTGCGTTTGAAACCAAGCACTGCGGAATTAGCTCACGCTCGTAAGCCTTCGGTGCCTGCACCGTTCCAAGGAACCAAAGATCGATCACCCGTTGCACCTCGTCCCGGTCGACTCTGGTCAGAGCCTTGGCCCACAGGTCGAGCGTCCGCTCCGGTTGTGGCGATTTGGTCAGCATCCAGTCCGCCACATCTGGCAACGCTGGAAACACGTCGTCCTTGATACACCGCTTCGCTTCGTCGATCGTCATGCTCATTTACAGAACTCCTTAATGGCCTCAGATTTCGATTTAGACGCACTCCGAGCGGTTGACCCGACCGAACGTGCCTGGAAGTCGTTGGAGCTGTCCAGAAGCGATTTGGCTTGCTTCAGGATCGAGAATTCCAGATCCGCCTTTCCTTTGGACTCGCCACGCCTCAAAACTTCCATGAGCGTCGCCTCCTGGGTCGTCGCTGGCATGCGTCGTCCAGTGACCGCGAACACGGTGTCGAGGAACCTCGACCACGGAGCGACCACCCATTCGGGGAGGTCCAGGTTTTGAACCACGTTTTGCTCTGTGTGTGTGTGTGTAATCTCTTCTCTTCTCTTCTCTTCTCTAGGCGTAACAGTTACGTTACGCGTTACGTTACGAATAACGTTACTTTCTAAGCCTGATTCAAGACGTTTTCGCTCTCGATAACGCTGCTGCCGCTCTGCGTTTTTTGTCTTGTTTTTGCAGTCTGGCTCGACGTTGTATTCATCAAAAAACCTTGGAAAAACCAGGCCATCGTCGGTTTCTACTACCCATCGAACTTCGGCCATTGCTTCGCCAAATCCAGGCAAGTCTGAGATGTCGTCAAGCACCGTGAGACTGACTCGGTCGCACGCCAGGTCGTCACCGACACGCACTCCTCGATGTCGCATAACACCCCACACCGATAACAGTGCACCAACGCAAGCGTTACGCGTTACGTTACGCGTTACGGTCATGTTACGCTGTTCGTTCTGGTCGACGTAACGCGACAAATCGCTATCAGCTTCCATCAAGGCATCAGCCATCACACACACCTTTGGATCTCGGTAGAGGTCCGTTCGCATTTTAATCCAATCGCCGGCCATCCGTAGACTCCTTGGCAAAACTGAATTGCTCAAACTTGTTACGCATATATCGCTCGATGTGACGTTCACGTCGTTCGTTATTATGTGCCCTGCATTCAATCCAACAGTTCTCAACGCTTAGCTGACCGCCTTCACATTTGGGAATGATGTGACCAGCTTCAATTTCATCCGAGCACGGCCCAACTCCTCTTCCGTTCCAAAAACATCGCCACCCATGAGCAAACGCAATATCGACTTTGATTTGCATGTCCTTGCTTTTGCGTAACCGTAACGCAGCTGTTTCGATTTCGTCCACCGTATATGGGAAGTACGATTCATCGAAAATGTCCAGGAACTCAATCATGACGCGCCTCGCCGCCTCTTTTCGCTGGTCTGACGTCGGACGATCTCCGGCACCAAGACACGCTTTTTTTATCGCCATGCTTAAACGCAATTCGTCAACGTTCATAATGCCAACAAGCCTCCTATATCACTAAACAAGCAAACCCTGACCGGACTTTCTTTCATTCACTGTAAGCCCCATTAGCCGAGTCTCTCCAAGCCAAACTTGGCTTTCCCTGCGATCAATACCAACTCCGCTTCTTCCGTTCTTGATCGCCATAGCCACCGTAGTTCCAGATCCGCTGAACGGGTCAAGCACGCATCCACCAGCTGGACAAAACGTCTTTATAAAGAACTCTGCTAGCCATTCAGGAAATGGTGCCTCGTTTTGAGTGGCATCCTTCCAACCCATTTGACCGGCACCCACTTTTCCAGAAATAACATTACCTGGATTAACAAACTCAGGATCAATGTAAATCAGTTCTTTTCGGCTTCCATTCTTGTTCCGATTAGTCGCCGCCCTTGGCTTGTCATTGACAGGCTTTGATCCAGTCTCCGAAATATCAAACCAAGGTAGCTTTCCGTTTTTGGTGGCACATATAATTGGCTCCCAATCGTTTCTGAGCCAATCCGGCCCACCGCTTCCAGGTATGCCTTGACGCTGATAGACAATCGGCTTTCGGAGCTTAGCACCGCGCCTTTGCAACTCAGCTCCTAGAAGGAATGGAGTATACGAATACGAGTAATCCTCCTGGCGACCTTCGCACACCCAAGCGACCAAACCTTTCGAAACCCTCAGGCATTCCATGAAGCAATCAGCAGCCCACTCAACCCAATCTTCACCTTCAAGGCTAAACTCAACCTCGGCATAGGATCTTTGCGATTCATACGGTGGAGAACAAAACACCAAATCAAACTCGTCGTCCTCGTAATCAAGGCAAAGGCAGTCACCCTGAAGAAACTGCCATCGCAAATCGCCCTTTTTCCCCTCTGCAAAATCAACGCCAACCTGATCGTTAAGTTGCCGTCGCTTTTTCTCCGCTCGAAGCTGACGGACTGTAGCGTCATTTTCAATAGCCCATTCCAATAGATCCTCTTTGTCGTCGCGGCCTGCGACTTCCTTGTGGTGATGCCAAGAAAGAAGTTTCCTACGTAGGCAACTATGAACTTTCTCTGCAACGAGTTTTGCGTGTGCTGCCGTTTGGTACTCGATCCCAAAAAGCTTGCACGCTTCTTCAAGCTTGCCATTTGGAAGGTATTGGCGACTCGGATCAGATCCAGCAATCAACCAGTCGCCGATCATCCACATCAAACTCTTTGAGCTTTTCGCAAGTTCACTCCCCAGCTCATCCCATTGCTCTTTTGTAAAATCACCATTGAAAACAATCCCAGTGTCCGTGAGAGTGAACCAACTACTTGACGCAATAACTTCCATTTAAATGCCGTCCGTTTTAGAGAGGGAAAAAATCTTGCTCACTAGGCTTAACCATCTTCAACTCTTCAGCGTTCATGAACGCTTTGATCGCCCGCTGGCAACGGCGATATAGGTCGATACGATCCGCGTAACTGTTTTTTAATCCCGAGGAAAGGCAAAGATCACGAAAGACGATAATTGCTCGCTCCTTGATTGGATCGAAATTGTCATCTACACCGTTCATGAACAGCGATAAACATCGATGCCATGCAGACGTTGGACAATGAGGAAACGCCCGCACAAATGCGGCTAGCACAGCGGCTTTTGACAGGCTTTTTTTGATGGCAATACCTCGAACCGCTAAAAACGCATCCTTTCGCGATTCAACAAAATCAAGCACAGACTGCTCTGACGTTGACGACGAGTGAGCAATTGAAACAGGTGCCTCCATTGCTACGTATGCAATCGAAACATCGTTTTTACTAACATCCAACCCAGCGAGTTTTGCATTGTCTTGGATCTGGCGACCGCTGCCTCTGTCAACATACGCTAAGGCTGACGAAGGCAATCCAGTCGTCACCATCATCCATGCTCCAATGCCTTCCTCGGCAATCGCCGTAAGTCGATGCTGACCGTCTTTGAGATCACCGTTGCAGTTAAACGCTATCCCTTGATGTGTCGCGTAAAACCTGTTGTTTTTCAAGTCGTCACGCAATTTCTTAACCCGGTGTCGTCTTACCGATCGGTTGTTGCTGTTTTTCTCCAACCATTGCGTTGCCATCTCTGGCGTAACAAAAACCATCTCCGACTTTAGTTTTGGTTTATCAGTTGTTTGCATAACATCTCTCCAGTTTTAAAACTTACCCCATCACCTCTCGCATCCTGCGTTTCACATGTTCCGGCATCCGATCCGGCCCGACCATCTTTCGCAGCTCGGCCCAAGCGTGCCGCACTGCTTCTCGTTCCTTCGCTTCGCCATCGATCGTCATGATCGAGACCCGTTCCTCAAACCACTCGATGCAGTCGTCTTCGCTCACTCTCAACCTCTTCTGCTCGATCGCAACCGAGGCAACGCATGGTCAAAATCTTCGCCCCGCATCTTCCGCATCGATGTTGGTTTTTCTCAACGAACTCACGCCGGATCTGACGTGCAAGCGTCAGGTAGTAATCACGGCACTTGTCCCGTCCGATGTGCATGTAATCGTTTCGATTGTTCGACCACCAGCGAGAGAACATCTCGCCAGCGGTTTCGATCGGATCTTTCGCCGAGTACAGCATCGCGTCCATAAGTTCATCAATCGCCTTGTCCGTAAAGTTCAACCGACTAGCCATAGCATCACCATCACCGCCAAGAACACCGAAACCAACAACACCACTTCCGTGACCGGCCAGCGGTCCCAATCAACTTCTTTCTCCATCGTCCTAGCCCTCCTCAATACCGACGGCAGGAGTTGAACCTGCAATTCTGGAGCGTCTGGTCAGTAACCTCAGCCCAGTGTGTTTCCTGGATTACACCACGTCGGCCATCACAATCACCGGCTCTGCACTACCGGGAACTGTGCGTACACCTCTTCAATCCTTCGCGTCTGCTGCTCGCAAACTTCGTCCACTTTTTTTAACTCTCGCCACAATGCGACGAGTGCCATCTGTTCTCTGGTCAGCGTTTCCAACCGACTCGCTGCCAACGACTCCGCGATCCGCCTAGCGTCATGCGGTGTGATCGGTGCGATGAGTCCGTATCGTTTTGATGTTGGGTAGATCATTGGTACACCTTGTACGTTTGAGCCAGCTTGCCTGTGTGATTGCAGATGCGTTGATCGTGCTGGTAAATCACCAGTTTCGACACCAACGCACTCGCACGCTTTCGGATCGATTCGTGATTGAGTGCACCATTGCGTACCGCTCTGGCTGCAACCTCGTTTGCCGTCGCCTCGCCCAGCTCCAGCAAGCACGCAATGAACGTTTGCTCCAGCATCCCGATTTTCGGTGCGATCTCTTCGGCAGCGATCTGCGATGTAACCGGATCGCTAGCCCGAGCCTCTGCCCAGTCAAGCAATGGCATCATCGTTACACCTCAACCGTTTCTTCCAGTGCCACTGGAGTTGGCGGTGCAGCGTTCTTGATGAGGCTTCCAACGCGACGCGGTGCAGCGGTGTTGATCACCTCGCCTTCGACTGTGTCCGAAACTTCCTCCGAGGTATGGAGACCCATTGCCAACTCAGGTGCGTAGGCTCGAATGAACCAACCCGCAGCTCGGTAGCGAAGCATCTGTTCCGGCATCGTCTGCCACTTGGAACCCTGCTTTCCAAACCAGCCTTCCTTCTTCGCCAGTCCGACGGTGATCTCGCTTCCTTCGAGCATCTCGCCAGTGCACAGCTCAACGGCACAAGCGATGCAACCATGCGTATCGGTGCCAGGTTGTCCGGTCCATCGGTAGCGGATCGCAGAGAACTTCCCGCAACTGTTGAACGTCGCAATCAAGAACTGACTCGACCAACTCGGCCTCCCGTGCACGATGTACAGATTCTGCATAACCATCAGCGGATCGGCACCCATCCGGTTCGACATGTTCAAAGCAACAACGCAGTTGGCGATGTTGTTTTGAAACTCCTTCGGCACCAGCGTTGACGACGACAGCAGCTTTGCCGCTCGCTGCGTCAGCATGAAACTCTTTTCGCTTCCAAAACCGATGGAAACATCATCAGCACTTACCAACTCTTTTTCGATTACAACACTCATCAAACTATTCCTCCAAGGCAAAAACATGCTTGTCGTACCAACGCGGCAAGCTCAGATTCACAACACCACTTGACCAATTTGCAATCCAGTCATCCGTTGCTAGACGCGACTTGTATTCCGTGAGCAATTGCTCGATCTCATGGAACCCAATTGCAAGTGACTGATCGTCGAGTTCGTACACTGCCGACTCGTATGGAGCCGACGTGTTGACGACGAAAAAGAAAAACCGGAAGTCGTCTCCGTACTTCTCCCGGCAAGCCAGCCTGTAGAAAGCGGCCTGGCGTGCATATCCAAACGCACCCACGCTCTTACAGAAGGCACTTGGCGACGCGTCCCTAGTGGTCTTGATGTCAATAATGATCTGCGACTCTGGCAGCACCATGTCAGGCTTGCATTTGCACGCCACATCGAGCCAGTCGAACATGATCGGCACCTCGATCACCGCATCCCGAGGCAGTTCATTGATGTAGTACCTTCCAACGTCATGATTGCTCAGCGACTCGACGCACTCGCACGCCTGTTGGTACAGATCGCCATCGACGAGTTGCTTGCCCGCTGCCTCGGCCTGGAACTCAGCCCACGCAATCTTTCCGTCCGTTGTGCGACGATCGCACTTTGGAACCACCGCGTAACGACTGCTAAATGTGTTCGGTTCCAACGCCAGCGAGTGCACTAGCTCACCCAACGCCATCGCCGACGATTGCTCTTTGACAATCGTCTCTGTGACGAACGTCTGCAAAAACTCTTGCGGACTTCGCTTCAACACTGACAGCATCGAGTTGCTAATCCTCGATGTGTCGGCGTGATAACTATCGTTTTCGACTCCCATCTCTCCCTCCAATCCCAAACAAAAACCGCACAAACTCACACAGCACCCGCCAGTTGTTCTCACGCTCTTTGCGATTCATTTCCGCAGCGACCGCATAAACTCGCTCAGGATGCAACCGAAACGCCTGCGT